GGATGCAACCCAGCACAGCGGGTCTGTATCCCTGTCACGGCGCAGGAATATGGACGACACCAACGCTGATGCTGCAGGAGCCGACCACATTGACCACCGATTGCGGTGTGAAACCCCCCTGCTTCCGGGACCTTGTTAAGGTGAACGGACAAGCAGATGGCGGGCCGTGGGGTGTGGCGATGTGCCGGATGTGCTGGAGCCCGGATTTCCACTTTATCCACTTCGTACTATGTATGTCACCCTGGGTTTCGACCTGGGGTCCAACTGGTAGAAGTGCTTGGCGCTTATGCAGGAAGTACTGCTTGTATAAGTACAAACTGAAACGTTTTCTTATGATTAGGTGATGAACTCATCGAAAGTAAGCGGTTCGCTATTTATTAGCGTATGGCAACTGCCTATCGACCTTTATTGGTCCAGCCCCGAACCACATATACGTATTGTGGCAGAACGTTTAAAGAGGAAGTCCTCCACCATCTGGTGGGGGATCGCCCTGATCAATTGTTAATAAGAAAGGTACTTAGTTATGTCGACAGTTACACCAGGACCTCGTCATCGTGAAGACGGGGGTTACTTTCCCCGCCAACGTGCGAGTTATTGGTGGAACACTACGCAAAATCCAAAGCCGTCCATCGTATGGTCCAATATACCGGATTGTACAGGAACGACAAAATCAATGGATGACGTAGTAGTCGAAAACTACCGCGAGCGCAGTCAAGCCGGGGAGATTTTTCAAAACCCTATGGCTAGTACTGTGTTTACACGCAATTACGCGTCTGTGGGTCCTAATTTCCGAAAGGTTATCGGGACTACGACGTATAACGGCGAATTGCTCGGAGGAACTTGGCTAAACACGGCAGAATACGTGGAAGATTACGGAAAACTGCCGCCAAGCTACACCGATCTCGTGGATCAAACTAGTACCCGCGCGCGAGCAAATGTTTTGCGCCCGCCTGTTAATGGGTTAGTCTCTCTCGGTGAATTGGGAGGGACACTTCAGCTTCTGAAGAATCCATTTGCGACGGGTCTGGCTCTTGCGAGTCAGTTGCAGCGAAATGTCGGGAAGGCTGCTCGCCTTCAACGACGTGATGCCGTATATAAGGAAATGAGCAATTTAACCGCTCAGTTCATGTACGGAGTCCTACCACTTGCAAAAGAGGTTTCGGACATCTTGTTAACGTTGCAGGATCCTATGCTCGCAAAACGCCTCAAAGGGGAGCGACAAACATTTCGCGCCGCCGGAGAGCAGGTTGATGCCATGTATTGGAATCAGCCCGGGAGCATGTCAGGAGGTTCTATAACTTGGACAGACTACTTCCAGTACACACGAACAGTCAACGTCCGCTGTGGTCTCCTTTATGAATTTAAGGAAGATTTTACCACGGCGAATATGTTAGGCTTTAGTGCGGACCAGGTAGCTGCAGCTGCATTTCAGTTGTACCCGCTGTCCTTCGTTCTGAACTGGTTTGTGGACGTGGAGAATTTCCTACGCGCCATGACACCAACTGCAAAAGCGAAAGAATTGACTGCGTGGACATCCTTAGAAATCAAGGAGAAACTCGTCCACACGGCCCAAGGCGCAAAATTCAGCGATTGGACCACAGCCAAGGACTTCTCAGGAGCAGACACTTGGGAACGTGTCTATAAATATCGTACTCCCGAGCTGCGCAATCCAGGGATTCACTTGAAAGATGTTCGTCAAGTGTTCCAGGATCCAGACCGTCTTTTAGGGATGGTCGCGCTTACAATCCAACGGTTAAAGGGTGCACAACGTGTGGCTCAGGCATTAACACCTGCTTGGACCTCAAAACGTTGGAATCCCCTATATACCTTTTCTTAAGGAAATATCCTGATGTCTATCACTCTCAACACGAAAGTCTACACCGCTGACGCGGCCACCTCCCCTGATTCGATCCCATACGTGGGCCCGAACCAGACCTTGAGTCGTGTCGACCAGCTTCTGCTGGCCCGCACTCGACCCAAGCCCCTGAAAACCTTCTCAGGGGTAGGCCGCTCTCGGTTCAAGATGACTCGTACGCTCGACCTCACCGGAGCTTTGACGGCGACAGGACTCGCGTCCATCGATTCGTCATTTAACTTTCCGGTCGGGGCCGCATCGGCTGACGTTGATAGTCTTATCGCGGATGCCGCTGCTGCTTTAACGCAGCAGTGGATCAAAGACCTGGCAAAATCGCTCGATATAACTGCGTAATTCCTACGCATGTTGAGCGCCAGACCTTTGGTAGTCGCCGCAATCACCTTTGTACTGGTGACGGCGATCATCCGACCGACCTTTGAATACCAAGGTTCGGTAAAGCTATCTAATATAGGAGAACGATATGTCCTACCTAACAAACGTCAAGAAAGCCATGCGCCTTCAACGTCTCCCTACATCGCTGACCCTATGGAAAGCGGTAGTAGGTATAGCGGTAACGAGTAATTCCTACTCAATCGATGATGAGATTCGTGTTCTCCTTTTAATTAAGGTGGGCCGGATTGACCTGTTAATTGAGTGGGCTGATGCTATTTCCCAACAGGTGTATGGGACGCCGATGTTGCACTATCGGATGCATCAGATAGCCGCCCTTATTCGGAAGTACCCTTTTCCAGAGAAGATTTCGGGATTTAATCCCCGGAAGACCGCTCTTGAAAAGTTTAATGCGGCTGAACATCGCTGCAAAAGGTACAACCAACGATTCCGTGCTATTCGTAGTACGGGTCGAGATACGCATGCCGCTGCAACATGGCATGCACGTAAATGGATAGAGTATGTCCTCGGACATACCCCTAACATCGACGCTTGTATCAATAAGAGTGACTTTACTCCCGGTTCATGTATCGGAGTGCACGGTAATGCAACCAACCTCGCAAAGAAGTTAACTGCGAAAAGTTGGACCGTGTCCGATGGATCGGTACTATCCCACGCTATATCTGCTCTCTGGAATAATTCCCAGGTCAGAGAATACATCATTAATAATGGTGTAGGCAAGCCATACTGTATGGATCCCGAGAATTTCCGGGCCATCGTTCGTGGCAGAGCGAAGGAAGTACGCTATAATAAGATCTCTTTTGTACCCAAGACGGCGAAGTCCATGAGGACTATAGCTGTCGAGCCGTTCTTAAACTCCTTTCTACAAAAGGGGGTCGATCAGGTCATGCGTTTACGCTTGAACCGAGTCGGCCTTGATTTGTCGGACCAGAGCGCTAACCAGGAAATGGCGCGCCGCGGATCCGTTGATAGGGAGGACCCTTACTGTACGATTGATCTTTCGAGTGCAAGTGATACTATTGCAACCGAAGTCGTATGGGAATTACTACCCCCGGAGTGGGTTGATTTTCTAGACCAACTCCGCAGTAAATCGTACAAGCTAGGTGCGAGTGCAGAAGTGCACAAGTACCATAAATTTGCGAGTACGGGGAATGGTTTTTGCTTCCCTTTGGAGACGCTGATTTTTGCGTCTCTTTGCCACGCTGCGTGCAAAGAAATGAAGAAGCCAGACGACTTTCGAGTCTATGGCGACGACATCATTGTGCGTCAAAGTGTAGCCCATCGCGTCCTGGAATTACTCGGACACTTTGGGTTCATACCCAACTCACGTAAGACCTTTACTTCTGGTCCGTTTCGTGAGAGCTGTGGTGCGGATTGGCATATGGGTGTGAATGTTCGTCCTATCTTCCTAGATCATCCGCTCGAATCCTTTGAGCAGATATTTGGGTTCCATAACCAGTCCCTAAGGCGTGAGCGTTGGGTGGCCGACTACTTCGCTGAGATCCGTGAATACTTGTTACATTGTATTCCGGCTCCTGTGCGGTTCGTTAGTCACTTCGACCCTGCCTACACCTGTGAAGGTGTGGTGAGTAAGCGAAATTTTGCTGACTCTACTACTGGGGAGACGATTGACGGTGCCTTTTGGGTGCCGTTTGACGTCTATATGGCATCTCCGTTCAGTCGTTGGAATTCATTTACGCAGAGCTGGTCTCATGTAGCATTGAGATCAGTTGCGACTGTGGATCCCGACTTCGGAGAATGTATGGAAGAGGATAATCTTCTCTTCCTGATAGGTGGCCTTCGAGGTGGTTCTTCGAAAGGCCCTTTCACCTTGCGATATTCAGCGCAAACAAAGCCGGTCATTATCAATGAGCCGGTTAAGTCTCCGCGTGCAACGCGTGGGGACCCCGAGTAAGTCAGACAACTAAGCGTTTGATTTGCCGTAGCCTAAC